GATACGGTGGGGATGCAGAACTAGCCCTAGTAGACACCTCCTGTGAGTACGACCTAGGAGACGAGGTAAAGAGTTACACTGTAACACTAGAAAACCTCAACTGGCGCAGGCAGTGTATTAAGACACAGTGTCAGAATGACTTAAGAAAGTTTCACCAAGAGTTTCCTACAAACGCTAGGGAGGCCTTTGTAAGTACAGGTAGGGGTGTCTTCCATGCAGACAATCTTAGTAATCAAGTTCTAATATCTCAAAAACGGCAAAGGGAAAATCCGTCAGAAGGGTTCCACATTCCAGTCCAGAAGTGGAAACAACGTGGAGGAGAGAAGTACCTAATAGAGTCCTTGGACGGCGGTGAGTTACAGGTATGGGAGAGACCTATTCCGGGCAGGGAGTACCGTATAGGCGCAGACATATCAGAAGGCCTAGACGTAGGAAGGGACACAGACTGGAGTGTAGCAGTTGTCCTCAACGCACATAACATGGATGAAGTGGCAACTATACGTGTAAAGATAGACCCGGATTTATTTGCATGGCAGCTTGCAAGTTTAGGTAAATGGTACAATAATGCGAAACTAATTGTAGAAAGAAACAACCACGGCCTAGTAACTCTTAAGTTCCTTTCTGACATACACATCTACCCTGACCTCTACTCAGAAAAGATCCTAGACGAAAGATCAAGTAGGTCAGCAAGAAAGTTAGGCTTCCACACAACGGTTAAGTCTAAGCCCCTGATAATAGACTACCTACGTGAATTAATCAGGGAAGACGAAATAAAAATTAGGAGTCCCAAGATTCTGGATGAGCTACAGACGTTTGTTAATATGCCGAATGGTAAGATGGCTGCTCAATCAGGAAGCCACGATGACTGCGTAATGGCTTTAGCTATTGCATGTTTTGGTTGCAAAATGTTTCCAGCAATGGAAGAATGGGAGAAGAACATTAATAGGAGATACATGAAACCAGAACTAAGGTTATACCAGCCATCTGGACTGTAGTATGGGGAAAATAATTGAGGTAGACTTTAAGCAAAATTCCACATTAGAAAGAGAGAACTTTATAGAAGAGGTGCAACCGATACTACAAGACTTAGTTGACGTTGCACATCACAACCTTGGAAGTGTCGTAACATCTGAGTTATTCACTGATGTAATGGAAGTCCTACATAAGTACACACGTGAAGATAACTATGTACTTACAATGGATAATGGTGATATTATAGACATTAACCTAGACAACAAAGACTAAAGAGTTATACATGGCCCAATACGAAGAAGAGGAACAGCAAGAGTACCCTGAAGAAGTAGTTGGGGCACTAGAAGCAGACACGGTTGAAACAGACGTGAATGACTTTGCAGCAATAGTACAGGAGAAGTTTCAGGAGGCAAGGGAGTTCCGTAGAGATCATGAACAACATTGGTTGGAGGCATATGATGCGTATCGAGGAAAGTACCCGTCAAAGATTTCAAAGACAAATGAATTGGCTAGTGAACGGGGTATATTTGTCAATCAGACTAGGCGTAAGATTAACTCAGCGAAGATTAAGATTAACACTCTATTATTTGAGGATGGGAAAGTACCATTCAGTATTACCCCCTCACGTAAACCGAGGTTCTATCCTCCCGATATACAGGCACCAGCCGATAGGCCTGACCTGCTTGAGGATGCGCTTATTGAACGCAGTAAACAGATGGAGTTCAAGATTAGGGACGTACTGGACAGAACTAACTACAACGAACAAGTCCAACATGCAATCCACGAACTCTGCCTCTATGGTACAGGCTGTACTAAGGGAATTTCTTTGGAACACAAAAACTACCCTGTCTACAGTACGGTTAAAACTCCAGACAATCTACTGGCAATTGAGTCGTTTCTGGAATCGGAGTTAATGCCCACATGTAAGTTTGTGAGTATATGGAATGTCTTTCCATCACCAGAAGCAAGCAGTGGAGAAGATGCAGACTACATAATACAACGATCTTTCCTAAGTAAAATACAACTAAGAAAGTTAGCAAAGAGTGGCGAAGGCTTTATAGAGGGAGTCCTAGAAGAAGTCATTGAGGATGAACTAGGAGTAAGCTCTGGTTATGACGACAGCGAACACCCTAAACAATATAACGAAACATCTGGTAACAGACTGAAAAAGTTTGAAGTACTAGAGTTCTGGGGTAGCCTAGACAGCCAAGACCTAGAGAACCACATAGACATGGACACAGAAAACATACCTGAGTACACTCCTGTGGTCATAACAGTAATAGGTAGTAAAGTAGTAAAGATAGCAGAGAATCCCTTTGACGACACACTCCCCTTCCACTTCTGCAACTGGCAGAAGAATCCAGAATCAATATGGGGTGACGGTATATACTACGCAATAAGAGATGCACAAGCTATACTTAACTTCTCCTACGCAATGATGATAGAGGGCAAGTCCTTATCAGCGGCCCCACTAACAGTTATAGATCCTAACGCATTTGAGCCGGGTACTGACACAGAGCAGATATATCCGGGTAAACAGTTCCGTGTAAAACCGGGTGCATCTGTAAGGGACTCCTTCTCTTCAGTCCAGATACCAGACGTAACAAACGGACTCCTATCAGTAATACAACAGATGGAACGTGAGGCAGACCTAGACTCAGGCCAGACAAGCATAGGCTATGGAGACATGTCACCGTCACAGACCAAGACAGCTACAGGCATGTCTATACTTAACTCCAATGCAAACAGGCAGACCGCAGACGTAGTACGATCAGTATCGTCAATGATAACCAAGAACATCAGTGCAGTATACCGCTGGCTAATGGTTGACTCTACAGACATGTCCATAAAAGGAGACTACGAAACAATATCAACAGGTTACGAGCAGTACGTAGCAAAGGAAGTACATAACACACAGCTTATTAACTTCCTACAAGTAGTAGGCCAGATGCCAGAAGTCAAACAGTACCTAAAACAAGAGGCCTTCTCTAGACCACTTCTACGTGCATTTAACATGGAGCCAGATAAAGTCCTTAAGACAGAAGAGCAAGTAACACAAGAGATGCAGGCACAGCAACAAGCCCAACAAGAACAACTCCAACAACAAGGGCAGGCCCAAGCACAGGCTGCACAACAACAAGCCCAACAGCAAGCACAACTTGCAATGCAACAGATACAGGGTCAGACAGAATCAAGTATAGCTATAGCCCATTCTAAAGCCATACTAGATGAAAAACAATCAGTAGCACAGGACCAGCGTAATCTAGAGATGCAGGAACGTCTAGAGTTAATAAAACAAGGTAATATTCTCCATCCGGCAAACCTAGAGAACAACAGTGTTCTTCTACGTGAAGAACTGGAAGAAGAAATGGCTCAGGCTGACCAACAGGCTATGATGGAAGAACAACAAATGATCCAACAACAGGTCCAAGAGCAACAAGCTCAACAACAACAGATGCAAGGAATGCAACAACAACCGGAACAACAACAAGGACCACCACAAGGACCACCACCTGAAGATCCGTTAGGAGCAGAGCAAGCACAACAAAGGCTTCAGGGTGGTCCAGATGCAAATGATATAAGACGACAGGAGTTAGAACAAAATGCCCCAGTCTGATATGCTAAGGATGTTACCCCAGTCAGCAGGCTGGTCTATTTACAAAGGAATGATTGAAAAAAAGATACAAGACGCTTACGATATAATAAAATCAAAACAATTAGTTGACCAAGAGTCAGTATCTAGGCATAATGTAAGTATAGGCAAGATACAGGCATGGCAAGAAATGCTTGATATTGCTGAACCAAAGTAGTAATACTACTTAACCGCCTTTACTCCGTAAGGAAAGGGCCAATAATTTAACCAATCCGCTAGACGGGACATTGGAGGAGATATATGTCAGAAGAAGAGGTGCAAGCAGAAGAGGTCGAAGAATTAGAAGAGACCTCTGACGAGGAACTTTGGGATCAGGAAGAAGAATCCGAAGAAGCCGAAGAAGAGCCAACGGAAGAGGACACCCCTCCAGAAGAGGAATCTGAACCAGAAGAAGGCGAAGAAGAGGCTGAGGATGAAGAAGAACCTGAACCACAGCATAACTATGAAGCTCGTTACAAGGACTTAGAGAAGGAGTTTCATAAAAGGAATGAGGAGTCTGCAAGACTAAAAGACGACATCAACGAGTTAAGACTTAGGGATGTTGAACGTGAGCAAACACTAGGTAGAGTAAAGCAAGGCCTTTCAGAAACGGAAGTACCCCCTGCAGACCCAACCAATGCAGATGCTTTCTTTGACAAGGCAGACAAAGACACTATGGAAGAGTTCTCTGAACTTTCTTCTACGTTTAGAAAGATGATCCAACACGAGATGGCAAAGGCTGGTACTACCATGCAAGAAGCTACAGTGCAGGCTCAAGAACGTCTAAAGTATTTAGAAGAACAGAACAAGGAGAGCAACTATCAGCAGTTCCTAAGCTATCATGAGAAGTATATGGTAGATAACGTAGGAGAAGACTACAGAGATATAGACAAAGATCCTGACTTTCAGGCGTTTGTATTAGGTAGTCCTGCAATGACAAAGATGATGACTGAGTCAACAGACCCAGTAGATCACTCTTCTGTAATGGAATTATTCCTTTCAACCCAATCGGGTCAGGATGCATGGCGACCCTCTGAAGAACCAGAGAAAGCAGTTCCCAAAGCAAGCGCAAA